ATATTAATGGATATGAATCAAATTATACTTCATAATTTGTTTGCACGAATGAAAAATGTAAACGAGATTGATGAAGAACTAGTTAGACATATGGTAATAAACTCATTGAGAATTTATAGAAATAAATTTCACAGGGAGTATGGTGAATTAGTATTGGCATACGATGGTGGAAATTATTGGAGAAAGGATATATTTCTTCACTATAAAGGAAAACGAAAATTAAAGCAAAACGCAGATGACATCGACTGGAATAAAATCTTCGGTATTGTTAATAAGATACGAGATGAAATAAAAGAAACATTCCCATATAAAAGTATTCGATTGACTCATGTGGAAGCAGATGATATAATTGCAGTTCTAGCAAAGAAATTCTCTAACGAGAAGAACATAATAATATCTTCTGATAAAGATTTTCAACAATTGCAGAGATATGATAATGTAAGTCAGTACAGTTTGAAGACAAAAGCATTATTGGTTTGTGATGACCCAGAAGATTTTTTAACCACTCATATCATCAAAGGTGATGCATCGGATGGAATCCCGAACATTTTGTCGGACGATGACGCCTTTATGAATGAAGACAAGAGGCAAAAACCATGTGGTATGAAAAAGATAAATCAAATAAAAAGTGAAATGTCTGATTGGATTTCGACACCAAATTGGGAAAGAAATCAAACTCTAGTTGATTTTAACTGCATACCCGACTGGGTGCAGGATAGAATCTTAGAAGAGTGGGATAAACCAATAGAAGGTGAACGAAACAGATTGCTTAATTACTTCATATCACATAAACTTAAAAATTTAATGGAGGATATACAGGAATTTTAAGATGGCAAAAAACAAAAAGAAAAAAGGAAACAACAATCTTCATTACGAAGACTATGAAGATATGAGAGGGAAAGGCGTTAAACGAGAAAGAAAAAAAGCACAGAGACATAACGACAAGAACTCACTAAAGAACATTCAGCATGGAGACATGCTTGATGAAGAAGAACTTGAATACTACATGGACGACCTTGACTGGCGTTCGAACATATAATGGAGAACTTAATATAATGGAAACCCTATCTGCTATGAAACTATCGAAAGAAACAATTGACATTTTGAAGAACTTTGCTTCAATTAATTCTAACATTTTAGTTAAGCCAGGAAATGTTGTAAAAACTATTTCCCCCGTAAAAAATGTTATGGCACAGACAACTGTACCAGAAACATTTGATGTTGAATTTGGTATTTGGGACATGAACAAGTTCTTGGGAACCGTTTCTTTGTTCGATGACCCTGAGTTTTTCTTTGATGATACTCATGTTACAATCGGTGGTTCAAATGGAACTAAAGTAACATACTACTATTCAGAACCAAAACTTCTGACAACTATTAACAAAGAAATTTCTATGCCTGATGCAGTTGTAACTTTCGAATTGAAAGACAGTGATTTTTCTGAACTACAAAAAGCGGCATCTGTACTTCAACTTCCAGATTTGTGCCTACGAACAAATAGTGGTAAGATGGAATTGGTTGCAATGGATAAGAAGGATTCGACTAGTAACAATTTCTCAATCGACATGGGAGTACTTCCCCACGATGACAATGATTTTGAATTTTACTTTAAGGTTGAAAACCTCAAACTACTTCCCGGCAATTACGATGTCGAAGTTACCGATAAGGTAGTAAGTAAATTCACAAATCAAGATTTAGACCTTTGCTATTGGATTGCTTTGGAGTCTGATTCGAGATATGGTGGATGATAAAAATATATTGGTGACTGGAGCAGGCGGGTTAATCGGTTCCACAATACCCGCTTGCTTCAAACCATCCAGAAAGTATCTTAACCTTATGCATATCGAAGATATCGTAAGGTATATCACATTAAATAAGATTGATTCAATTATACATTGTGCGGGAAAGGTTGGTGGAGTTAAAGCAAACAAAACCAAACTAGGTGAATTCTTTTATGAGAACATCATCATCAACACAAATGTATTAGAAGCGGCAAGAATGTGCGGTATAGAGAAAGTGGTATCTTTCATGTCCACTTGTGTTTTTCCCGATGAAGTGTCTTATCCTATAAAGGAAGAGTATATTCATCAGGGAGAACCGCACCATACAAATTACGCATATGCATATGCAAAGAGAATGGTGGATGTCCAGAGCAGAGCATACAGAGAACAGTACGGTTGTAATTATGTTACAATCATTCCCTGTAATGTCTATGGACAAAATGACTATTACAACCTAGATGACAGTCATGTAATCCCTGCACTTATTCATAAGTGTTACCTAGCAAAAGAAAACAATACAGATTTTGAAGTTTGGGGAAACGGAGAACCACTGAGAGAATTTTTATATTCTGAAGATGCGGGAAAAATAGCAATGATGGCATTAGAAAGTTATGACGATGAACATCCTATGATTATATCGCCTGGTGTTGAACATTCAATATCAGAAGTAGTAGATATCATTGTTGACATTTTTGAATTTTCTGGTAATGTACGGTATATGGATAAAGAATTAAAAGGACAATATAGAAAACCATCTGATAATACTAAGTTTAAAACTCTGTATCCAGATTTTAAGTTTACACCAATTCGGGAAGGTTTAGAAAAAAGTATAAAATGGTTTTGTGATAATCACACTAAAGGAAAAATTAGATTATGAAAAAGGCACTAATCACAGGTATTAATGGACAGGATGGTTCTTATCTTGCAGAGTTTTTGCTAGACAAGGGTTATGAGGTTCATGGTATTCTCAAGAGGAACTCTGTAGCAGAAAATCAAACAGCAAGACTCGACAAGTGTTATGAACAATTGCATTTGTATTATGGAGACTTGACAGATTTAGCATCACTGATTCATATACTCAAGAAGGTAGAACCAGACGAAGTATATAACCTTGCGGCACAATCGCATGTTCGTATTAGTTTCGATATTCCAGTTTATACTGCAACTGCAACTGGACTTGGTGTGTTGAATGTATTGGAAGCATGTCGAATCGTTTGTCCAGAAGTTAAGATTTACCAAGCATCTTCCTCTGAAATGTTTGGAAACAATATTGACGAAGATGGATTCCAAAGAGAGAGTACACCAATGAGTCCTGTAAGTCCGTATGGTTGTGCGAAGGTTTTTGCATACAACATCGGTAGAAATTATAGAAACTCATATGATATGTTTATATCGAATGGTATTCTCTTCAACCATGAGTCACCCAGACGAGGTTCAAACTTTGTCACTGAAAAGATTGTTAAAGGTGCCTGTGCAATCAAGATGGGTGTGCAGGAAAAACTTGCACTCGGAAACATGGAAGCAAGCAGGGACTGGGGACATGCTAAAGATTATGTAAAGGCGATGTGGATGATGCTTCAGCAAGATAAATCAGATGACTTTATTTGTTCGACTGGTATTTCTCATACAGTGAGAGATTTCTGTAAGTATACATTTGAAGCACTTGATATGAATTACGAAGACTATGTTGTTCTTGATGAAAGATATCTTCGTCCAGAGGAGTTAGAGGAACTTAAAGGTGATTGTACCAAACTTAAAGAAACAATCGGGTGGGTTCCTGATTATTCTTTTGAAGAAATGATTGATGAAATGATTGACGAAGAATTAGATAATGAGTATAATGTGAAACTGGAGGATATACTATGACAGTTGCAGAAGCAACAAAAGAATACTTGTGGGTTGAAAAATATCGACCCAAAACAATTGAAGATTGCATACTACCAGAGAGCATAAAGAAAAACTTTTCTGATATGCTAGAGAAAGGAGAGGTACAGAACCTTCTTCTATCGGGTGGTGCAGGATGTGGAAAGACAACGGTTGCAAGAGCATTGTGTGAAGAATTGGATTCGGATTATATCATAATCAACTGTTCAGAAGACGGGAATATTGATACACTCCGAACAAAGATTCGTAATTTTGCCAGTACCGTTTCCATCTCTGGTGGAAACAAGGTTGTAATCCTTGATGAATTTGACTATTCAAATGCACAGTCTACCCAACCTGCACTTCGTGGTTTCATTGAAGAGTTTAGCGATAATTGTAGGTTCATTCTGACATGTAACTATAAGAATCGAATCATTGAACCACTCCATTCTCGATGTACTTGCATTGAGTTTAAGATGCCAAAGAAAGAGAAACCAAACCTTGCGGGTGGTTTTATGGATAGGATTAAATTCATTCTTGACAACGAATCTATTTCGTTTGACGAGAAGGTGCTTGCTGAATTAATCATGAAGCACTTTCCTGATTTTCGTAGAGTCATTAATGAACTCCAACGATATTCGGTAGCAGGTTCAATCGACATTGGTATCCTTAGTCAAATTGGTGAGATTAAAGTTAAAGACTTGATGTCATCAATGAAGAAGAAAGAATTTACAAATGTTCGTAAGTGGGTTGTAGATAACCTTGACAATGACCAGATACATATCTTTAGAAAGGTGTATGATGGTTTGTATGATTACTTCAAACCACAATCCATTCCACAAGCAGTACTAATTATTGCGGAGTATCAATATAAGTCTGCATTTGTCGCAGACCATGAAATTAATTTGACAGCATGTTTGACAGAACTCATGCTTCAATGTGAGTTTATTTGAAAGGAAATATAGTATGGTAGATAGAACATTTTCTTTGGGTTCAGTGGATTTGCCAGAAGGAACAGCGTTTAGACCTTCTGGTGATTATATTGTAATTAAACCAACAGAAAAAAAGAATGAAACAGAAGCGGGTATTATTTTTACCGAAAGAGAGAATCATCGTTTTGGTGACGGTGTTGTTCTTTCAATTGGACCTGGTGTTCCTGACGAAAACGGAAATGTTTTCGAAGTTGAATACAAAGAAGGAGATAGAGTCCTTCATGACAAACACGCAGGTTTTCATGAAATGGGTGCTTTTATTCTAACACGAAGACAACATGTTGTTGCCATTCTCGATGACGATGCTGAAATTAAGTGAGTTTGGAATTTGTAAATAATTTATTTGTTCTATCTCCTAGACCTTTTGGTGATATGGGAGAAGAGATAATTAAATTAATTATCCCATCATTAGGAGAAAGAAAAGACCAAACACACGATGCAAGCGAACATAATAAGAGAATAGAAATCAAATGTTCAAGAGCAAGAATACCAAGAAAGGTAAATTCTTTAGTTGATTTATTGACTGAAAATTATTCTTTAAAATCTGCATCACTGAATGACTTGTGTTCAAATAATAAAATTAATTGTATTTTCGAACACATTAAGACTAGGTATTTTGATAAATTATATTATTCTATCTTTACATCTGATTGTGTTTTAGTGTTTGGTATAACACCAGAGGAACTTGTTCAAGATAAGAATATTTCTTTCTGCAATAAGCAGACAAGAGATGCACAGGGTGATGGACAATTCCACATCAGAAAAAGTAATGTACAACATCATATGGACAACTATCTAATCAAGAAGATTACATACGATAAAATTGAGAAAATGATTTTGGAGAATTATAGTGAAACTAAATGATTATTTAAAAGCAATCAACCATACGAAAGAAACCCTTCTCGACACAGATGATGAATTTGTGGAAAGGGGATATGCTCCATTTGTGGTGAACAGATGTTTGTCTTATTTTCCAGATACAATTTTTCATGTAAACCAAATGAATGGATGTCCATCAATTGATAAAAAGATGCACTTTGATTACCTACTAAATAGTATAAGAAAACGAAAGCGTTATAGCAAGTGGTTAAAGAATGAAGAGTGTCAAAAAGTAAATGTTGTAAAAGAATATTTTGGTTACTCCGAAAGAAAAGCAAGAGAAGTTGTTAGTCTTTTAAGTGATTCGGACATCGAAGAAATGGCAAAGTACCTTTATAGAGGTGGTAAAAAATGAAAGCATTAGTAACAGGAGGAGCAGGATTCATTGGTTCGAATCTTGTTGACAGATTATTAAAGGATGGACATGAGGTTCGTGTGGTAGATAACGAATCTACTGATGCACATGAACAATTCTATTGGAATGATTCTGCTGAAAATTTCAAATGGGATATTTCTGATTCCCGTGATTGGGTAGCAGACAATCTAACAAAAGACATAGATGTTGTATTTCATTTGGCGGCAGAAGCAAGAATTCAACCCGCAATGAAGAATCCAAAATTGACAACAAAGACAAATGTTCTTGGGACATGTAATATACTTCAAGCGGCAAGAGAAAATGGAGTAAAGAGGGTGGTATATTCTTCAACATCCGCCGCATATGGTTTGAGAAACGAACCCCCAGTCACAGAAGACATGTCAAGAGATTGTTTAAATGCATATTCAATTACAAAGTGTGCGGGAGAAGACCTTTGTAAAATGTTTTATGATATTCATGGACTGGAAACTATCATATTTCGATATTTCAATGTATATGGCGAGAGACAACCCACCAAGGGACAATATGCACCAGTGGTTGGTCTGTTCCAAAGACAACTCATAGAAGGAGTACCAATGACCATTGTTGGTGATGGGTTGCAGAAAAGAGATTTTACATATGTTGGAGATGTTGTCGAAGCAAACATGAAAGCGGCACTTACAGAAAATAAAGAAGCATTTGGTGAGATTATCAATATCGGAACTGGTGTAAATTATAACATGTTTGATTTGGTTAGAATGATTGGTGGTGATGATGCAGACTGGAAACACATTCCACCCAGACCTGGGGAAGTTAAAATTTCTAAAGCAAATATCACCAAGGCGAAAAATATACTAGATTGGAATCCAGAAGTTTCCCTTAAAGATTGGTTGAATGCCCAAAAAGTATAAATATAAAGGAACCATTCGTAATGGATTATAAATGAACTAGGGATATTAGTTATTATGGAAAAGACAGAAATAAACATAGAGGATTTGGTGGAAGTCGATATTTATGAGGATGATAACTTCCTCAAAATACGAGAGACTTTAACTCGAATTGGCGTTTCCTCTAGAAAAGAAAACAAATTATACCAATCTTGTCATATCCTCCACAAGAGAGGAAAGTACTATATCGTACATTTTAAAGAACTATTTGCACTTGATGGACTGCCAACAAACATTGATGACAATGACATTGCAAGAAGAAATACAATCGCCAATCTGCTAGAGGAGTGGGAATTGCTTGAGGTAGTTGACCAAGAACAAACAGAAGAACCAGTTGCTTCACTGGCACAAATAAAGATTATATCACACAAGAACAAGGGTGATTGGGAATTGTGTCCTAAATATCATATAGGAAACAAGAGAAGACCCAATTAATTTTACAATGGATTTAT